GAAGGCTCAAATCCAACAGTACCTTTTGGCTCAAGACCAACTTGGCTTTTAAGTGGAGATCCTGATCATACAACAGCAGACAATGAGTATTATATTTATGTACCTAATAATACAGCAGGTTCAGTTCCTTATATTAATGCCACACCAACAGATCAACCTACAATGGGCTATCAAAGTTATGGAACTACTGATGTAGAAATAACAGGAAGTCCAGCAGGAATAAAAATGAATATAAATAGAATTGATTGTACTAAATACGGTGATGGTCATAAAGTTACATTTGTAAATAAATTTGGTGCTTTACAAGACATTTGGTTTTTCTTAAAATCAGTAAATACTACAAACAAAAAACAAGAGCAGTTTCAAAGAAACATTATAACATCTACAGGAAGCTATAATGTAAACACACATACTAAACAAGATTATAATACAGTAGCAAACACAAGCATTAGTTTAAGTTCTGGCTATTATCCTGAATGGGCTAATCAATGGTTTGAACAATTATTATTATCAGAACAAGTATGGATTACAAGACCTAAAGAAACAGACCCAAGTACTGATGAAGTAATACCTGTTAATGTTAAGAAAAATAGTATGGTTAAAAAGACTTCACTAAACGACAAGCTAATAGATTATACATTTGATTTTGATATGTCATTCGATTACATAAACAACATTAGATAATGCAGAAACTACAACTATATATTGCGAATGAAAGAATTGATTTATTCAAGGATGAACAGGTTTCATTTAACCAATCTATACAAAACATTAAAGACCCTGCAAAGATATTTACTGAATTTACTCAAACATTTACAGTACCAGCTTCAAAAGTTAATAATAAAATATTTCAACATTATTACAACTTTAATATAACTGGAGGTTTTGATGCAAGAAAAAAAGTAAGTGGATTAATAGAATTAAATAATATTACATTTAAACAAGGTTATGTAAAACTTAATGGTGTAGATTTAAAAAACAATAAGGCATACGCATATAGGGTTACATTCTTTGGTGAAACGGTAAACTTAAAAGATATTCTTGCAGAAGAAAAACTTGCATCATTAGCAGGGTTAGCAGCATATAATTTAAATTACAATTCAGCATCTGTTCAAGCAAGGTTACAAAGTTCAGCATCAGGTGGTGCAATATTATGTCCATTAATAAATTCAGGTGCAAGTGGTCAAACTACTTCAAGGTTATATTACAATTCAGGAGGACACGGTTCAGATGTAACTGGCAATTTATGGTATCAACAGGGTTCACACGAACACGGTGTATATTGGAAGGATTTAAAATATGCAATTAGATTATATGAAGTTGTACAAGCTATTACTACTAATTACCCTACATTAGTTTTTACTGATGATTTTTTTAGTACAAGTAACCCTGAATTTTACAACCTTTATATGTGGTTACATAGAAAAAAAGGAAATGTAGAACCAGCATCACAAATAACGACATTCCCAACATTAGTTGATGGGTTTGGTGCTAATGCAACTGTTTATACTAATATGATTAGTGGTTCTGGTTTACAGGTTTATGCTTCTTTTAACCCATTAACAAATACAGTAACATCATTGCCAAATATTCAACAAGATTTAGTGTTAACCATAACAGGTAACCCTCAATATGATGTAATAATAAATCGCAATGGTGCTTTTTGGATTGCTTTTAATGGGGTTACAGGAAATAATACATTTACAAAAAGTGATTATCCTACACCAATGGATGAAGCTACATATACTGTAGTAATTAGGTCTACAACTAATTTAACTTTTACAAGTATTGAATGGGAGTTAGCAGGAAATTTAGCTGGTGGGGGATGGGCAGAAACTTATACTGCAAGTAATTTTTCTGCAACAACTACATTTCAGTTTATTATACAAGAACAAATACCTGATATGAAGATTATAGATCTATTATCAGGATTGTTCCGTATGTTCAATCTTACGGCTTATTATGTAAGTAATAGACAAGATGCAGATTATGGTAAAATTAAAGTTCAAAAATTAGATGACTTTTATACAGCAGGAACAAGTTATGATATAAGTGAATATGTAGATACAACAACAAGTCAAGTTAATGTAGCACTGCCTTATAGGGAAATAGAATTTGGTTATGAAGGAACAGGAACACTACTTGCTTTACAATACGAACAATTAAATGGTAAAACTTGGGGTTCAGAAGAATATACAGGTGATACAATTTTTGATGCACCTAATCCTATATATAAAGTAAAATTACCTTTTGAACATATGCAGTTTGAAAGATTGATAGATGCTAATGAAAATTTAAGTTCACCAACTAACATAACTACAATTCAATGGGGATATTTTGTAGATGACAATCAAGATGCTTATTTTGGAAAACCTTTATTATTTTACCCCATATTACAAACAGGTTCAGGAATAACATCAATTTCATTTAGGGATAGCTTAACAACACACGTTGAATTAGATTCATATTATATACCAAGTAATAGTTTAGCTTTATCTTCTGCAACAAGTACAATTAATACTAACTTTTATCAAGAATTTAACGAATATGGTCAATTAGAAATACCATCAGACACAGGATTTACAGGAACATTATTTAAAGAAAATTATTTAACATACATACAAGACATATTTAATAGTAAAAGAAGATTAACAAAACTAAAAGCCTATTTGCCTTTAAAGATTATTTACAAGTTAAATATGAATGATAGGGTAGTTATTAATAATCAAAGTTATAACATAAACAACTTAACTACTAATTTAATAACAGGAGAAAGTTCAATCGAATTACTTAACAATAATTATATTAATAATGTATCTGGAAACTTTAGGGTATTAACAGATGTTTATCAAACATATCCTAATTATTCTAATTATTATTATGACAGTCTAATAGGAGATGCACAAAATTTATCGAATGGAGATGTTATATATACAGACCAAGCACTAACAACAACATTAACAGCAGGAACTTATTATCAGGAAGGTTCAAGCGAAACAACAACAAGATGTACAGATAGTTCATATCTTATGAGTATGACAGTAAATTCATCAGGAGTTATTACAAACATATTATGTGGTCAACCTTAAAATTATGATAAAAAATATATTAGAGTTACTAAAGATCGTAGACGGAGAAACCGAAAGCATTAGAATTGCACAAGGTAAATATAAAATACCTGAAACCTTTAAAGAAGGATTTAAACAAATTAAAAGAGAAATAAAATGGCAGAAGTAATACAAGTCCAATTAGACATAGAAACTAAAAAAGCTGAAAAAGGGGTAGATAACCTAACAGACGAAATAGTTAATCTTAATAAAGAAGTTAAGAAAGGTAATGAAGAAACTGCTAAAGGTTTAAAAGGTGTAGAAAAAGCATCTGATAAAACTGCTGGAGGTGTAAGAAAAATAGGTAGTGCATTAAAAGCATTGGGTATTGGACTTATAGTAGCTGCTTTTGCAAAGTTTACAGAAGTTCTAAATGAAAACCAAAAGGTAGCTGACTTTTTCTCTATTACTTTTGAAACATTGTCATTAGCTTTTAATGATTTGTTTAACTTTATATTTGACAATACTCAAGGCATCACAAATTTCTTTAAAGCAGCGTTTGATGACCCTATACAAAATATGATTGATTTTGGTATTGCTATCAAAAATAATATTATAGAAAGAATACAATCTTCAATAGATACATTAGGGTTTTTAGCAGAAGCAGTAGTAAAAGTATTTAAGGGAGACTTTGCAGGTGCATTAGATTCAGCTAAAAATGCAGGTAAAGAATTAGTAGATGTTGTTACAGGTGTTGATGATTCATTTGACAAAACAGTAGAAGCAGTAGATAAAGTTGTTACAGCTACTACTAACTATGTTAAAGAAACAGTTGAAGCAGCAACAGCAAATGTTAACCTTGCTAAAACAGCAGAATTGGCAGCAGTACAAAATCAAGGGCTTATAGAAAAATATGATCTACAAGCAGAAACATTAAGACAAGTTAGAGATGAAGAAAGAAATACTATAGCTGAACGTAAGAAAGCAAATGATGAATTAAAAGCAGTATTAGACGAACAAGAAAAAGCAATGTTAGCTAATGCAAACGCTATACTTAATGCAGCTCAAGCACAATATGATAAAAACGATAGTGATAAAAATCAAATAGCATTAATAGAAGCACAAAATGAACTATTAGCAGTTCAAGCACAAGTTGCAGGGTTTAGGTCAGAACAAAAAGCAAATGATTTAGCATTAGATAGGGAACAAAAAGAATTGAATCAATCTATAAGTGATGGAGAAGCAGAAAGAAATAAAGCGCAATCAGAATTTACTGCAGAACAAATAGAAAATGATTATTTAAGACTACAGGCTCAATTAGATATTGCTAAAAAAGAAAGCGAAATAGAATCTAAAAGGTTAACAGAAAAAAGAGACCAATACAAACAAGGTACACAAGCCTATGAAGATGCCAACAACGAACTATTAGCATACCAACAAGAAAATGCAAATACACAAGTACAAATAGAAAAAGACTTAAATAAATCTAAAAAGGATTTAACTACACAAGCCCTAACTGATATGGCTACTATTGTAGGTAAAAACTCAAAGTTTGGTAAAGCTATAGCAATCGTACAAGCTATTAGAGATACTTACGCAGGGGCAAACAAGGCATTAGCTCAAGGAGGTATATTTGGGTTTATAGGTGCAGCAGCAGTTATTGCAGGAGGTATAGCAAATGTAAAAACAATAACATCAACACCAGAACCAACACCACCAGCAGGGGCATCAGTAGGAGGAGGTTCAGCAATTCCCCCAACACCATCTGCTCCACCAGCTTTTAATGTAGTAGGTCAAGGGGAAACAAGTCAGTTAGCAGATGCTATAGGAAGTCAAGCAAGTGAACCAGTAAGAGCATACGTTGTAAGCAACGATGTAACAACTGCACAAGGGCTTGAAAGAAATATTGTAGAAGGAGCTACTATATAAATGCAAAATTTTTAATTAATAACGTTATATAAAATATGAAGATAGTCGAATTAATCCTTGACGAAAATCAAGAAGAATCTGGAATCGAAGCAATATCCATAGTTGAAAATCCTGCCATAGAAGAAGATTTTGTTGCTTTAAAAAGTAATGAAGTTAAACTTGCAGAAATAGATAAAGAAAAAAAGATATTAATGGGAGCTTTACTAATCCCAAATAAGCCCATATATCGAAATAATGGAGAAGATGAATATTATATATATTTCTCTAAAGATACGGTCTTAAAAGCCTCCCAAATGTACTTAACAAAGGGGAATCAGAACAATTCAACATTAGAACACCAACATTCATTAAGTGGTTTAAGTTTAGTAGAATCTTGGCTTGTTGAAGATGAAGTACACGACAAGTCCAGAAAGTATGGAATGAACGTACCATTAGGTACTTGGATGGGTGCAGTAAAAGTAAATAATGAAGAAGTCTGGAATGACTATGTAAAAACAGGTAAAGTAAAAGGGTTTTCAATAGAAGGTTACTTTGCAGATAAAATGGAACGACCTAAAGATTCTGTAGGATTATCAAGAGATAAAGAGGCAAACGATTTATTAAAAAAAATAAAAAATATTTTAACCAATAACTATGAGTAAGCATATAAACAAAATATTCAGTATGATTCAAACTGAATTAAAAAAAGAAAAAGTTGAATTAGAAAAAGTAGAATTAAATGTTGTAAATGATATTAAAAAAGAGATAGCCTTTTACAAACAAGGTTTTTCAGATATGGAAAAAAACAACTCACAACAAATTGATGCTATGAAAAAAGTGTTTAAAGCACAAGATAATTTAGAAAAAGCTATCAAAAATGCTCGTAATTCTTCTGTAGTTAAAAGATTCAGCAAGTCTTATAAAATATTAGATAATGCAGAACAACAAGCAAAAGAATTAGGAGTTGCATTTAGAGACATAAAAGGTTTCACAGACTTAACTTCTTTGATGGGTAAAGTAGAAAAAAAATTAGATGAAATAAAATCTATGGCTAAAAGAGGAGAAAGTTTTTTAAGATAATAATGTCTAAAAAAACATTTTTTCCAAGTCATTCAAGTCCTAAAAGTTCAAGACGTGCTTGTTTATGTAAAGACAAAAACACATATTCAATAAAATGTTGTGATGGCTCTTTATGGGCACAGGGCATAGGAGTTATATCAAGAACAATTTGAAAATGCAAAAAAATTAATTAACCACGTTATATATATAATTATGAAATCAACTGAAATGTTAAACCAAATCAAGACCCTTCTAAATATAGAAGTTAAACTTGAAGAACAAAAACTTGAGAACGGTACTCGTGTAGAAGCAGAATCGTTTGAAAAAGGTAAAGAGATATTTATTCTTACAGATGACGAAAAAGTTGCTATGCCAGTAGGGGAATACCTACTTGAAGATGGTAGACTTGTAGTTGTTGCAGAAGAAGGAATTATCGATGACGTTAGAGAAGTATCTGACGAAGTTCCACAAAAGGAAGAAGAATCTAAAGATGAAACTGAAGATTTAGAAAAAGAAGAAGAACTTGTAGATGATGGTAAAGAAGCTGCAGTAGATGACTGGGCTGGTATGGAAAAAAGAATTAAAAACCTTGAAGATGCCATTGCTGACCTTAAATCTAAAGTAGGCGAAAGCAATATGGAAGAAGAAGAAGTTGAAATGGAAGAAGAAGTTAATAGACAACCTAAATCCAGAACAATTAAAGAAGAATTTAACGAAGAATTAAACAAGCAACTAAAGGAAGAATTATCACAACCTGCTGCTGCTCCAATCAAGCATAATCCAGAAGCTGGAAATGCAAAAAGGGAAAATTTTAGAATCGCTCCAAATAGAAAGCCTTCTACAATGGACTATATATTAAATCAATTAAATAAATAAAATTAAATAATTATGCCACAACCAACTATTACTACTACTTATGCTGGAGAATTTGCAGGTAAGTACATCGCTGCTGCTCTATTGAGTGGTAACACATTAAGTCAGGGTGCTGTCGAAATTAAGCCAAACATCAAGTTTAAAGAAGTTATGAAAAAAGTAGTTACTTCTGGTCTAATTACAGATGATTCTTGTGACTTCACATCTGCTGGGTCTGTAACTCTTACAGAAAGAATTATACAACCAACAGAATTTCAAGTTAACCTTGAATTATGTAAAACACCATTTGAATCAGACTGGGGTGCAGTATCTATGGGCTATTCAGCTTTTGATAATTTACCTCCTGATTTTTCAAGTTTCTTAATCGCTCACGTTGCAGAACAAGTATCTGCTAATACTGAAAGCAATATCTGGCAAGGAAATCTTGGTGGAGCTCAAGCAGGAGAATTTGATGGGTTTACAACTTTAGCTACTGCAGATGCAGACGTAATTGACGTTGCTGCTGTAGGTGGAGGGGTTAATTCAGGAAATGTTATTGCTGAATTAGGTAAAATTGTAGATGCTATCCCAAGCACATTATATGGTAAGGATGACTTACACATTTATGTATCACAAAACATTGCTAAAGCATACGTTAGAGCTTTAGGTGGATATGCTGCTATAACAAATGTTGCAGGAACTGAAAATGTAGGTTCTGTAGGTGCAAATGGAATTGACAATAGAGGTACACTATGGTATGCAGGAGGAGAAAATCTTTCTATTGATGGTGTAAAAATCTTTGTTGCTAATGGTTTACCAAACAACTATGCAATGGCTGCACAAAAATCTAACTTATTCTTTGGAACAGGCTTAATGTCTGATTACAACCTTGTTAAGCTAATTGATATGGCTGACATTGACGGAAGTAAAAACGTAAGAGTAATTATGAGATTTACTGCTGGAGTACAATACGGAATAGGTTCTGAAATAGTTCTTTATTCTTAATAAATTAAATTAACCAAAAATAAAGGGTAGGTGGGTATATGCTTACTTACCCTTTTTTTTATAAAATAAAATATAAACTATGGCTTGTACATTAAACACAGGGAGAAAGTTACCTTGTAAAAGTGCCTTCGGTGGCATAAAAACAGTTTGGTTTGGAGACTTTGGTGGTATTACTGGTGTAACTGTAGATTCAACTACAAAGCAAGTAACAACTATTGCAGGAACACAACCAGATTGGTATCAATTTGACGTAAAAGGAAATTCATCACTTGAAACAACTGTAACAAGTTCAAGAGAAAACGGAACTACTTTTTATACTCAAACATTAAATTTAACACTTACTTACCTTGAAGCTAAAACTCAAGCTGAATTGCAAGACATAGCAGTTGCAAGACCTTATGTAGTTGTTGAAGATTATTACGGAAATCAATTTTTATGTGGACTTGAAAACGGAATGGAATTTGTTTCAGGAACAGTAGTTTCTGGAGCTGCTGCAGGAGATTTATCAGGATTCACTTTAGTAATGGAAGGACAAGAAGAATTAGCTCCTTACTTTTTAGATTCAGGATTAATTACTGCTGATGCTGCTCAAATAGTACCTAACTAATATTTATTGATATTAAATTAAGAGCATCCTTTGGGGTGCTTTTTTTTTGCATTAATGTTTTCACAAAATAACTTATTTATTACGTTATATATAAAATGATTGTATTAAAGACTTTAACTACTGCTCAAAACTTTAAAGTAATACCAAGAGCTTACGCTGATGAATTTACTTTATCAATAAGAGACGACAGTACAAACGTCAAACAAATATATGAAGTTACAGGAGCTATAACATCTGGAAATTATTTAACATTTTCACAAGCTTTTAGTCCTATACTTGTTGAAGGTCATTTTTACGATTTAGAATTATATACAGACCCAAACTTTTGGAATACTAATTATTTTCTTTGGGAATTATATAATGAATTTTGGAATGTAGATACAACAAACATTGTAGATATATTTAAAGACAGGATTTTCTGTACAGACCAAGAAATAGACCAAATGGATAATTTATATTATGACATAAATCAAGGTCAATACATAACAGATAATTCTTATAATAATGATTACATTGTAATATGAAAAAAAGAAAAAGAAATAGTTTAGGTCAATTTGTTAGAGGGTCTAAATCAGAAGTTAGTTTTGTTAATTTAAGTACTTATACAAGTCCTGAAATAATTGAAGTACCTAATCAAGATTGGATAGCTTATGGCGATGACAACAATTACTTTCAATTTTTAATAGACAGATACAATGGAAGTCCTACAAACAATGCCTGTATTAATGGTATTAGCCAACAAATTTACGGTAAAGGTTTAGGAGCTACAGATTCAAACAGAAAGCCAGAACAATACGCTGAAATGATTACACTTCTAAAAAAAGATGTTGTAAGAAAATTAAGTTATGACCTTAAACTTATGGGTCAATGTGCAATGCAAGTCATTTATTCTAAAGACAGAAATAAGATTGCACAAATAGAACACATACCAGTAGAAACATTAAGAGCTGAAAAATGTAATGAAGATGGCGATATTCCTGCATACTATTATTTTAAAGACTGGGCAAAACTAAAACCAAGCGACAAGCCATTAAGAATACCAGCTTATGGAATGTCTAAAGAAAATATAGAAATATATTACATAAAGCCTTACAAGTCTGGATTTTATTACTACGCACCTGTAGATTATCAAGGTGGAATACAATATGCAGAACTTGAAGAGGAGATAAGTAATTACCACCTAAACAATATAATGAATGGTTTAAGTCCTTCAATGTTAATTAACTTTAACAACGGAACACCTAATCCACAAGAAAGAGAACTTATAGAAGCAAGAATTGCACAAAAGTTTTCAGGTAGTTCTAATGCAGGTAAATTTATTTTAAGTTTTAACGACAATAAAGATGCACAAGCTGAAATAACACCAGTTCAATTAAGTGATGCACATAACCAATACCAATTCTTAAGTGATGAATCACAAAGTAAAGTATTAGTAGCTCATAGGATAGTTAGTCCTATGTTATTAGGTATAAAAGACAATACAGGGCTTGGGAACAATGCAGATGAAATAAAGACAGCTTCTTTACTTATGGATAACACCGTTATAAGACCATTTCAGGAACTTTTAATAGATTCCTTTGATACTATACTTGCTTACAATAATATTGCCTTAAACCTATACTTTATAACGTTACAGCCATTAGAATTTACTGATGTTGACAGAAGTGTACAAAGTGATGAAGAAATAGAAGAAGAAACAGGGGTTAAAATGTCTGTAGAATTAAAAGAAGTAGATGGTTACGAAGTTTACGAAACTAAAGAAGAAGCAGAAGAACAGGCAGAAAAAATGGGATGTTCAGGACATCACGAACACAAGGAGGGAGACAAGGTGTGGTATATGCCTTGCGAATCACACGATGAAATAGATTTAAAGAAACCTTGTCAAGCTGGTTACGAACAATATGGAATGAAGGTAAAAGATGGTCGTTTAGTACCTAACTGTATTCCTTTAACAAAAGAAGATTTAGAAATTGAAACACAATTAAGTGA